AATTTTAGGAACCCGAAGGATACGGTTGCTTTATTGAATCAGAGGTTCGGTTATAAGATGCGAGCAGCGTCGAAGATAGAAACCAGCATTCAAGTGGTACATCTAGAAGACGTACCGAAAATTCCGAGTATACATATGGCGTTCAGTAGTGCATCAGCTAAGTTGTACACTGAGAAGGAACACAACACTGTGAGAGCAAATCAAGGTGGAACAACGAAGGTGGCAGTTCTTTATGCCACAAAACAGGATGGAAAGTTACCGATGGTTAGTGAACTAGCGATAGTGGGAGTTTCAAGACACAAGGAGAAATTGTACATTGTTATTGACGATAGTGATGAATCAAAGAATTTCTTATCACTACTAGATATCACGGAGGACTTCAAGAATCATATTCAAGAGTACGTTAACATCCCGTTTGAACCAACATCGTTGGTGGAAGTTCCAAATCCGGAAGTGGAGAAAGTTTTAGCACCGATAGAACATGCACCAAAAGATATGTATCTTCTGACAGAGACTATGGTTCCGCCGGTTTGTATGGACGACGAGGTCACATCTCTCAATCATTTACCGTCACATCTTATTGATGATGTGGCGAGAAGTACTAAGGTGAATGTGGACGAATTGTTCGTGCAGGTGAACCAGAGAGGACATCCAGTGAAGACGGAAGAGAAGTATTTTGCAGTGAGCGCTGGATACGGGAAGCATTATTCTCAGAAGAATCCTTATCAGGAGACAGCTGTAGTTGTGGAGAGGTATGACAATAAGACTAGACCAAAATTTAAGTTCGACGAAGAAGCCAAAAAGTTTGCAGATCAACTGTTGGACTTGTACTTTGCAGAGTGTAAGACCAAATACAGCAATGGGCTATACTATGAATCGGAAGCGTTCGACGAAACACACATTGCGGCAACGGCCAAGGAGTTTAGTAAGGCTATGATGCAAAAGTCGTATGATAAGCAATACGGAGGATATTTGGACAACCCAGATTTAGGTACGGTTAGGTTTCATTTGAAGAATATATTTAAACCGGACACTACCAGCAAAGACATTAAGCTGGATAAGGTTGGACAGGGAATCTCAGCATGGAATACAGATTTATTATCAAGATTCTGTTTGGCATTCAGGTTGTTGGCAGCACATGATAGGATGACTGACAAGAAGGACTTTGTTATGAAGCAGTTTGTGGTGACAGACAATGGTATTGCAGAAACGGACTTTCTCAAGTTGATGAAGAATTACTTTGACGAAGTTGGAGCTATTCCTGGTAAACCACACGGTATGTCAGACGCTAATGAATTTGATTCATGTCAG